TTTGCAAATTGTTCAATTTCTTTTTGTATCGGCTCCAGCCAATTGTTCATATTTTCTCCTCCTGCAAGAAAATATCGTAGTATCTTTTTTTGAGGATACTGGGCGACTTCCGTCACTACAGCACTCTCCACCCTGTCCTCCCAACTGATGAACAGTTGGAATCTGGTTTCCATCAAGCCGTCTAAAATGTCCTGTGCCTTGTAACAGTCATCAAGAGCTTTTTTTATTAGCGGCTCAACCTCGTTCCAAATGATGAATAAGTCCTCTGGCGGTACTTTTACGATCATCCAAAAATGACATAACCGAAAGTCTGGTCAGTGTTGGCTGAACTTGAATGCGTCAGCGTGGCTGATCCTTCAATCCTGGCTGACACATATAAGTTTGCGTAAGCCGTTGAAGCATTAGCCGTAGTAGGCATAAAAAGAATGACAGATCCACTTCCAATTCTCTCATCCGTGAGAACGGTTGTCGTGGCACTAGCCGTCAATGTTGCTGATCCCGTGCTGTTGACCTTTCCTGCGATGGTGTTGTTCAATGCAAGGGATATCATCCTTAAATGCACTGACTGGTCAGGTACGGACAGTGGCACTGTCTTATAGGAACTTGTCGCCACTATCTTTTTCCTTCCGGTTTAGCTTCAACTTGCACACCGGACAGAGTTGTAAAATTACCTGAAGCAATGACTCTTATGCGGTGATACCTGCTCGTTGATCGAAGAGGACAGTCACCGTTGTTTGATCTTTCACTCACAGCCGTTCCAACCGTCACTGCGTCAGCTTGGGAGGAACGAGTGATGGGCGTTGCCGTCACAGTTCCAGAATATCCGTTCACATCGACAATGGGCGTACAGTTGATGAGGGTGCTTCTCTTTCCTTCCGCACCTTCAAATTCCTTTGTGTCAATGGTCGCATCGACATTAGTTCCACTGAACTTGCCGAACTTGTGCGAGGAATTGAATCCACTCAGACCAATCAAGCCGTCTAACCAGCGATACGAGTCCAAACTGTAAGGAAGCGTGTCAATGGAAGATGAAATTTCATCGAGAGCTTCAAGCGTGAACGCCTCTTGTGCTGAAGTGCCTAAGTATTCTAAATCAATACTTGCCGTACTCCATTTATTAACCGCATAGTTAAAGACTAATAATTTATTGTTTAATGAACTTGCTCCAGTCGCACCATCTCCTCGATACGACCAAACAACCAAGCTGTTATTCGGATCGATTGCGGATGTGATGCCGTCAATGTTTGTTAAAAGATCGCTATAAAAGAAATCATCTATCTTGCCGTTTCCAATTGGCTCTAGCTGCTGTCCGCCTGTCAGTTTATAAAAACCGTCATCAGCCAGGAAGAAAATCATATTGCCGAATGAGGCAACTGAACGAGGAGCAAATGCTCCAATGTTGTCTGCGATCTTATTAAAGGTAAAGATCAATGGAGATCCTGTATAATCCGCCCTGTAATTTGCTCTTTCAAAAAAGATGGTTGCAAAATCCTCACCACCGACAACCGCTTGAATTTTTCCGTGAGTTCCAGGTATCGTCTGATAACCGGATTGAGTTGCCGTACTCGCAGTCCAGTCGGAGCTGTCATTAAGTGCTGACCATTTTACCCGTTGAAAATTCGTTGTGAATTTTTGCAGTTTGTGTGTTTCCGATCCGCCTGTAGCCGATAATGTAATGGCAGTTCCTGCCACTGCATTAGCGTTGGTTGTAGCCAGTTTGATCGTGTCAGCGTCAACCTTGATGACGTAATAAGTGTCGCCATCCGTAAGATTCGTAAGTGCCGTATTTCCGTTCCTGTCATAGACAACCGTGTTTCCAGTCGCCCATCCGTGAGCAGTGATCGTTATTTCATTGCTTGAAATAGCATTAGAATCAAAATCTTCTGCCGTTTCAATTTCCTTCGTGTACCCTGCAAAGACAAAATCTCGAACCGTGCAGATATACTTTGCGTGTATGGTGCTGATGAGGTCTGCGAACAAGCTGCTCGAAGTTTCATCATAATACTGAATCGGATCTGCGTAATTGGTCGCTATGACCCTGCTTCCAAACTGCGTGAATGACCAGAAATCCCGGTCATTCTCCGTTGTGGAGTTTGAGTAGTTTCCTGATTTTGACTTGTCATTGAACGTCTGCGTAGAATCATACTGATACAGTTTTGTCGTGTCACCCGCATAGTTGGTTGATCCTGTAGAGGAAAACGCTGTGAACAGTCCTACGGCAGTCGTTCCTAAAGCGTTGGTGCTTCTCTCGGCAAAATTGGGAAATCCCCTGTAGCCTACTTTGGCAGGGATGACTCCATCCACCTTGATAGCACCTTGATTTTTATAAGTCGGAAGATCGGCAAATAATTCACCAAACTCAATCATTTACACCACCATTTTAGCTGACATATTCAAAGGCGCACCGGATGTCCTTCCTTGTGAAGATGACAGGTTGGCGGATTTAACTCCCTCCTTGTACAATCCCGCCCAGACTGGCAGTCTTTCATCCTGCATCAGAAATGGTGCGGATTCAGCCAGTGATCCGTATAAATACAGATCAGGATAATTCGTTAAAATATCATTCGATGTATTAGAACTTGATAAGGCAGTTAATTTTTTAAATATTCCTAATTCTAAAACATTAGCTGCATCAGGTTTAAATCCTAAATAAATTTTTGTTCCTACAATAGTGTAGTATCGTGGCGTTCCAGCTCCTTCTCCCGCATTGAACACCCTGAACAAGTCAGGCGGAGACATATAATCCAGATAGGTGTAAGGGTTGGACTGCCAGGTGACAAATCTCATCTCCAGATAGCCGGTAGGCAGATCATAGCTTTGAGTGCCTGACACGGTAGTGGTTGAAACATCATCAGATTCCATCTCCCTCACCCTTAAATCCCTTGCGTGTCGTGCTTCCGCCAAGTCAATGAACGTGTCAATGTTGTCCGTGAGGTCTGACCTGTTCAAATAGTTGGCAATCTCCGTTTTAAGATTTGCGTAGGTGTCTAACGCCATTATATGTTTCCTTGATAAATTCTAAAATATCTGTTGTCTGGATCATTGATCCATTTTTTAAATCGTGGCTTGTCCAAAATTCTTCCTGCGTTGCTCATAATTCCTTGTTGAGCCAGTTGCTGAACGACAATTAAGGGAATGGAGGCAACCTTAGTCATTCCTGCGTGTTTTCCCAACTCGCCTCTCATCCTCAACGCCTGGTTGCCTAAATTGGATTCTTTTTTATTTTCCTCCAAAATGGGTTCCACATCCTGAATGTCCTCAAAATGATACTTGTTTTCTGACTCGTCAATGTGCATTCGAGTTTTTAAAGTTGATTTGCTTTTTAGCTCGTCAATCCACAATTTTTTTGTCATAATTAAATAAGTTCAGTTGCGAACAGACTTCCTGAAACTGATGCTTCCCTGATGGCTGCGATCTTGTCGCCACCGTTCACCTGCACATAAATAACCGTGTCTTTAGGCAGAAATGACAGGCTTGTCGTAGCTACAGGAACACTCGCAATATGAAAGTGACAACCTGCGGTTTTTGCACACAACATCACAACACTTGTGGTGCTTCCAAAAGCGGATGATGACGCTACTGAAGAATCAGTAAAGTCAACCTTGTGTGTCGTGCCGGGTCTGCCGTGAAATGTTTGTGGCATAATTGATCCTATCTTCTAATGACAAAAGTTATGATGCACTCACAAGCTGTGGAAGATCCACCGTCAGTAATCATTTCAATCGCCTGACCTTCAGCGACATAGTTGGCTCCTGAAGGAGTTGCTGAATCAACGTCTCCTGCTGCCGAACCTGATTGTGTCACTGTGATGCCACCGCCTGTCACTGCCGTTCCTGCAAGTTCAAATGAAAGTGCAGCGTCAGCAGATGTTATCGCATTCTTGATTGAAGAATAAATTTTAATAATTTTGCCTTCATCCGGTGCTACTATAAATGTGCTTCCTGACGAACTTATGTCCGTGATTTTTCCTGATAGGAAATAATCGTTTAATGTTCTCATTGTTTTTTTCCTTTTATCGTTCCGATGTTTTCACATCTTCAATAAAAAAGAGGGGAACTAATTTCCCCTCCTTAGATTGTAAATTAAAGTTACGCTGTTAGATTGAAGATTCCGTAAGAAGCGTTAGGATTCTTTGCTTCCAAAGTCCATTCCGCTAATAGTAATCTCTTATCTGAATCGCCAGTTTTACCAAGAATTGCAGTTTGGAAATTTCTTAGATAAGAAATACCCCAGTATTCCATATCAAGAATGTCCACTCTGTCTGATTTTTGGTGTCTGTCAGGCACGAACGATACCTCGCTAAAATCACTAATATAAACATCAACCGCACCAATGACTCTTTTGTCATCAATGTTCTTGAATGATGTTGCGATTCCGTTGAAGCCGGATGCGATTTGCTTGTGACTTGCCGTCATAAGAACCACATCAGGGTTTCCGCCCAGATCATAACTTTTCTTCAAACCTGCTTTAAGCAGACTTTCAGTATATGTACGATCCGTGCCACCTGCCGGTGCTGTGCCTCCAGTTCCTACCGGATCGGCACTCAAGCCGCCATCAGAAAAGTTTGCTGCAGCCGTTCCAGTACCAGGAATGTTTCCACCATAATAAGTTGAAACTGATCCTGATTCTCTAGCTGTTCCAGATGATCCTGCAACTTTTGCATTATCAACTGCGAGATTAGAATATTCTATATCCCGTTTTAATTCTTTACCGACTTTTGCTAATTGGTATGCAAGTTCGTCTCCTCTTCCTGCATTCTTAACAACTTCGTCAGTTCCAGATACACCAACAGCTTTTGCGGTGATCTGTAAGTAGTTAGAAAGTCTAACGGTTGCACTTCTAGAATCTAGAGTGTAATCGTTTCCTTCAATTTGTGCATTAGCTGCCGCAGCCTCTAAAGCATCGATTTGCCACTCGTGGTTAGTTTGCGTGGCAACTCCTTTTCCTGCGTTGGAAATAAAAGGGGTTTCAACAGGTGAAATATTGTAAATAACATCTGCTAAATCTTCTCTTACACCAACTCTGGAATAGGTTTCTGTGGTGTTACTTGGTACACCCATACTTTACTCCTATTTGTTAAAGAGCATCTCCTTGAATACATCCTTTGCATCATTGATATGCCCAGATTTTTTCAGTTTATTCATTCTCTTATCAAGGTTTTGCTTTTCAACGGATTCTTCCCTGATGTTGGCAGCGTTGGAGCTGACAATTCTGGGAGCCTTGTTCACTTTCTTTCCTGACAATTTTGTTTTTTTGAGCTGGTTATAGCGGTAGGCATCTGCCAGTAGCAAGACTGCCCGATGGTCAACCATCATAGCGATCTCTTGATCCGTATATCCATTCTCTTTCGCAAAATTCGTCAGTCTTTTAACGAACTCAGGACTCTTGTTCTTGTCTGCGTAGACTGGGAGTTTTTCAGCCAGGATCTTTCGTTCCTTCGTAAGATAGTCAGAATAGACTTTCTCCTGCTCGGATCGTTGCTCTTGGTGAATACGCATTTGTTCTTGCTGTGCAAGTTGCAATGCCTCTTTACGCTTGTCTGAATCCGCCTTTTTTTTAACATACTCGGCTGGATCGTCTTGATACAAGGTTTCCCAATCAATCTTCTCCTCTTGCTGCAACTGCTTGGAAAGGTGATCCAATTGCGTTGCATATTGATTTCGAGAACTTTTGACTGCTTCCAACTCTTTCTTTAAGTCACCCTGCATTGATTCAACATCCTTGCGTTGATTACTTAAATCCATCGTCTTTTTGGTATAGTCCGATTCCCTTGAGTAGCCTTTCATTAATTCCGTGAGATTAACTTTTTGATTGATACCATTTACAGTAACATCATAAAGCGTCTCTTCATTTTCTGATGAGGCTTCTTCGTTATCTACTATCTCTTCTTCACTTACATCCAAATCATCTAGTAAGGGATCATCGTTGTCTTTAATCTCTTTTTTAAGATCGACTTTCTCTTCTTCCGATTTTTCTGTTCCAAGCTCTTCATCGTTCCTTGCAGTCTCTTCTTTATTCAATAGGGTTGCGATTGCTTGTGCTGTTTCATTCTTTGCGTCATAGGATGGTTTTGAAACAGCAGATTCCTTTGTCGCAGGTGTGTCTGCCATTGTAACTCCTTTTATTTTTTATTGATCTGCTTGGAGGCGAGTTTGCCTGTTTCCATAACGGATCGCAGTTGCACCAGAAGGACATTGAGCATCTTTTTCATCATATAGATTCTCTCCCTGCCTTCAGTGTCTCTTACAGGCGAGTTCACCCATTCTAGGTCTAACCCTCCTGAAACTTTTTGTACTGCCTCCACGAATATTTCATCTTCGAGTATCGCTTTGGCTCTAAATCCTCTTTTTTGTTCTTTTTCTAATTCCATTAAAATCTTGACCATCCTGATCGTTCAACAGCAGTCTGGTATGCTTCTCTGTTTTGATCTCTATGAGCTTGTGCCATCGCCCTATCTGATTCTCTTTGTGCTTGTCTGTCTTGAGCTGTATCTCCTTGTCGCTGTGAAGAAGTTAAAATTGGTGCTTGGCTTAAACCTGATTCCTGTATCACCCTGTCAATTTCTGCTGCCTGTGCCTGTGGCGTGTCGGCAGTAACAAAAGATGTTACTGGCTGTGTTCCAATTAATCCTTGACCAATGGGAATGTCCTGCATCGTAGTCGTGCTTGTTGAAGGAGCAAACACTTCTTTAGCAATTAAATTCTTAATGATGTTTTCTATTTTCGCTTGTGTGTTGCCACGCATTCCAAGACGCATATCAAATTGCTTACCTACAGCAGATCCAATGTTGGTCGGATCAAAATATTCAATTCCATCTTTTGTGGACATCCATCCCCTGCTGCGAAGATTGTCCAAATATTCTTCGGCAGTCATCGCTTCCATTTCTTCCTGGCTTGGAATGTAGAGTTTGTTTTCCTCTTCCAGTCTTTTTTCATAATCACTCTGCTCCCTCTCGGAATAGGATGATTCTCCGAATGTTTCAATCGGTTGGCATATTCCGTCAACCAGCATATAACCTTCCCTGCAAGGATCTGCCGGTGTATCTTCAACAGAAAAATCTATTTGAGGATTTGGAAACAAGGCTGAAGGATCTAAATCTCCTGCTAATTCCTGCTGCGTTCTGATGTCAAAAATGGGATTGCGAAATTGACCTGCTGTATTTACATTGGGCGATGAAGCATAGTTACCACCAAGATAATTGCTGATGATGCCCTGTGCTTCTGATCCCTGCATAAACGGAGTGAACGCCATTAGTTGTATCTCTCGTTGACCATCGCTGAATCAATGATCTTGGTCGCCAGTTTTTCCTTTTCCATTTCCTTGCCTTGTTCCTGTTTGATGATGTCGGTTGCCAGTTTCTGCTGATCCAGGTTTAATTTTTCCGCCTTGAACATTTCATCGGCTTTTTGCTTTTGTTGTTTCAATTGTATGTCCGCCTGATTCTTTGCGGCTCTCATTTCAATGTCCTTTGCCGCCAGTTGAATTGCGGGATCTTGCTGTTTCGGCTTGGGCGGTTGAGGAGGTTGCTGTGCAGGGTTGACGAAGAATTGACTCGCATCCTTATATCCACTGTTTTGTAAATAATTTTCTAAAGTGTTGTAGATATTTTGTGGAGTCACTAATCCCAGTCCACCTGCCTGTAGCAACTTTTCCTGAACGCTTAACACCTTTTGCAAGACATCAAGCCTCTGGTCTTGATTGCCGGTTCCCAGTCCAACCTGCACGGTGCAGTCATAACGATTCACCCATTCTCTTGGATCAATCGAAACGAACTTGCCACGCAGTTTGATTATTCTTTCCCTGTCCTGGTATTCACAGACCACAGAAAGAATATTCTTGAATAAGTCCTTAACGCCTTCAGCAAAACTTCTTGCAATCAACTCAATGCGTTGCGTGGAGCTTTGCATCATTTGATTGACTGATTGTGCCGTTGTGTGACTTTTATTAATAGTGTCAGGATTCAATCCCATCAGTTGATTCGGAACGCCTGACCGCTTCTCCTTCAACTGGTCGATCTTCTGCATCATTGCCAAACCTTCGTTCAGGAAGTTTGGCGTTTGCAACGCTGTCACTGCGTTAGGCGATTTCACTCGCACTATGCTTCCAGGTCGAGTAGTTAATAAATCATCCAGATTAGCCTGACCATCGACTACAACCGTTCTGGCTGAATTTTGCATATACATATTATCGAGAGTCTGCCTCATAATGGAGGTACTCATCAACTGAACGTCTGCCAACAGGTCGTACATTGACAATCCAAAAAACCTGAACGGCATTGGGATCGCCACGCACATCGCAAAAGGCAAAATGGATATTTCCTCGTTCTCCAGAATGTTGTAGCTGTTATAGCCGCTTCCTCCGACAATGATCTTTCTCAGCTCCGCAATGCCGTCTCCGTCAACATCGGCTCTCATATAGCATTCCGTTATCTGAACGACTCGCATTGAAGGGTCGATGTCGCTGACTTCTAAATTAGAGGTTGAATCGTCATAATTCTTTCTCACCATAGCCTCAGTGTTAAAGACCTCCTCTTCGGCACTCGGCAAATTTTCAACATCGGATTTCTTGAATCCCATATCGAGAAGCTCGGAGATGGTCTTTCTGACCCTGTGGGCGATGAAGTCGCAATCCTTTAATGAAGTGGCTCTGGAAGAAACCAGAATCTCCTCCGGTGGAACCGGGTCTATCGCCACTCTTCCGTATTCCTTAGTCCTTCGCACTTCAACGTCATAAGTCACTTGTGACTCAAGAGATCCGTTCAATGATTCTTCATCAACGATCTCCTCCGCATTGATGACTTCAATCTCATCATCAATGAGCAACGCCTGGTATTGCGTTTCGTCTAAATTCTTGTATGTCTCTTTTTTCTGCTCTTTGGACACTTTCCAGTACACCTTGCAAAAACCGTTCTTCTGCAAGAGTGCGGTCTTGAACATTGACTGTAAAATACTGAATCCGTTGTTGTCGTGGTTGAACACGAAATTACAATAGTCAGAAATCTGCTCAGCGTAGGGAACATCCTCCGGCTGCATAGGCTCGAAATTAACGACCTTGTCGCTTTGCGTGAACATACGCATAAGGCTCGGCAGGATGGATTCAATGACTTCAAGCAGGTCTTGTGAAACCACGCTTGACCTTCCTTCCACCTCGTTTCCAAGAGGTTCGCCCAAGTAATACTTGAGTGCGTTCTCTCGCTGCTTGGACAAGTCACTCGCATAAAAACCCAGAGAGCTTGAAATCTCCTGTGATATTAATGAAAGCAGTTTCTGTTTTGATAATCGTGCCATCTGTTAAACTATTCCTAAATTATTGTATTGTATTTTCGTATTCCAATCGCTGGACTGGTTGTTGCCGACTGCGAAATATCTGAATGAATCAGCAGCGTGGGAACACCAGGAATGCTCCGGCTTGTT